ATTTTGTTTGTTACTTTGCAAAAAGTATTATCAATATCCACATTTTAAAATTAATTTATGAGTAAAAAGGTTGTAGTATTCTTCTCAGGGGGGCTAGATAGTACATTTTTGGTTTATAAGAATCTCAAAGAAGGTAATGAAGTATTTCCGGTTTATGTAGACATTCAAAATAATATTAATAAGTCAATTCTGGAAAAAAATAGAACAAATATTTTATATAAGTTATTTGCAGAAGAATACAATAAAACTGAAATTAAAATACATGGAGTAGAAACCATTCTTAGTCTTATGGTTAATGGTGGTATGCGTACTTTATTTAAACAACTACCAATTTGGTTGTTTAGTACATTATGTATAGGAGAACATGAAAAATATGATGAAATTCAAATCGGTTATGTGTTATCTGATGATACAAATTCATATCTTGATGATATTAAAAATATTTATAATTCATATTTACCAATTATTGAACATCCAGTACCTTTAGTATTTCCAATAATAAAAAAAGCAAAATTTCAAATGGCACTTGAATTACCATCAAAATATTTTGAAAATATTTTTAGTTGCGAAGCACCCAAAATTATTGGCGATGAACATGCAGAATATATTAAATATGAACCTTGTTGTAATTGTCAATCTTGTGATGATATAATTGGAGGTGATTATTATGGGTTGGGTATGCATCGTTTTCCTGATAATTATAAGAAGAATTTAATCAATAGAAAAATACAAGAATTAAATGGTTTAGATGTTCAAGTTTATGACGAAAATGGTAACGTGCTTCCAACATATGATAAATTACAAGCACCTTGTGAAGATAGACCTAAAGAAATTCAATTAGAATTAGATTTAGGTTTGCCAGATATTAATTATGAATGTGATTATGAAATTGAACCTTATGAACCTCTAACGAAATTAAATTATTAATATATGGACAAAATTGAAACTTTAGGTAAAATTAAAGAATTTCTGGAAGGTTATAACAATGATTTAAAGTACATTGTTAATATCGAAGCTGATGCAAGAACTAATTATGCGGAATGTATAATACATGAACCGGGGTATGAACCAAGAATTGAAAAAATAAAATATATACCTTTCATGTATATGAAAGATTTAAATTTACATAATCTTGAATTATTTAAATCTCAACCACATTTATTACCGGAAAAAATAAAGCAATATGATATAACTTTTGAAAAATTAGAAACGGGTAATCAAAAAAGATTAAAAGAAGGTTATTGTTGGATTATTAAAAGTGATATATCATTTACATCTATTGCTAATTTCTTAAAAGAAGCGGGAATAAATCCATATGAAAAATTAAAAAATGAAAAGGGAAAAAATATATTAGATAATAAAGGTGATCCCATATATGTATATCGAAACTTATTTTATTCAGTAAAACCACATGAACAATTTATGATTTACAAGAAATGTAGATTATTTAAAGGAATTGAAGAATATAAAGATTTACACAAAGTAACGTTTGATATTGAAACGAGAGGTTTGAGATATGAAACCGCAAGAATATTCGCTATTGGTATTAAAGATAATCGCAGCGTAGAAACAATTCTTTTGGTTGACAAATTGGATGATGATGAATCTGAAAGAAAATTAATTAGAGAATTTTTTGATTTTTATGTTAAATTAAAACCAGCAGTTATTTGTGGTTATAATTCAGAAATGTTTGATTTTGACTTTATTGTAGGTAGAGCAAAAATATTGGAAATGAATCTTGGTGAATTTCAAACAACATTAAGAGAAAATGATTATTTAAAAAGAAAAGCAAAGGAAACCGTAAAAATTGGTGGTACTGCAGAAAAATATACTGCTACTTCAATATGGGGTATATCTGTTATTGATATTTTACATGCTGTTAAAAGAACTTCTGCAGTTAATAGTGAAATTAAAGAAAATAAATTAAAATATATTGCAAAATTTGAAAATATTGCGAAACCCAATAGAACTTATATTGATGGTTCTGATAATGATATTTATAATTTTTATGCTGAAAATAAAATATTTGCGGTTAATGACAAAAATGAATATTTGTGTGTGCCAGATAAATATCAAGAAACTGCAGTTAAGATGTGTAAACTTCAAGTAAATAAGTCCAGATTTGATGATGCTAAATATAAATCCTTAAGAAATAATTTTCTTACTAATGATAAAGAATTTGTTAATTGGTTTAAAACCGAAGCCATGCCCAAAAATATGACGGGTTTTATTAATGGTAAGAAGTTAATGAAACAATATTTATTGGACGATTTATGGGAAACGGAAAAGGTTGATGAATTATATAACCAATCTTCGTTTATGTTGGCAAAAATTGTTCCGACATCATATCATAGAATATGTACGATGGGTACTGCTGGAATTTGGAATTTATTAATGACAGCGTGGAGTTATGAAAAGAATATTGCAATTCCAGACAGTGATGTTTATGAACATTTTAGTGGTGGTTTAGCCAGATGCTATAAAACTGGATATAGTGAGAGAATTGTTAAAATTGACTATGATGGTATGTATCCTCATAATCAATTAACAAATGATGTATTTCCCATTTTTGATATTACTGGTGTAATGAAAATGTTGTTGTTATATCTCACAACAACACGTGCAATTTATAAAAAATTGGCAAATTCTAATAAATTGAATGAAGAAGAACTTTTTATCGTAAAAAGCATAGATACTGATACTTATACTAAATATGTTGAAAATAAATTAACGCCAGCAGATCGTGCAATGTTTAAAATTAAACAATTACCAATTAAGATTTTAAATAATTCACAATTTGGTGCATTGGGTTCAAACGTATCATTTAACTGGTCTGATAATGAATGTGCTGCTAGAATTACTTGTATTGGTAGATTATTATTAAGACAAGCAATTTGGTGGTTTAATGAATATAATTGTGAAGCATTACTTGCTGTAACTGATGGTATTAATTTTCAATTTCCAATAATGACTAAAATTCAAATCAGTCAAAATAAAAATACACCCAATACATTATTAGAAACAGAAATTCCAATTGAAGAAGCGTGGAAGTATAATAGTAAGATTGGTATTGATGCGTTGATTGAAAAATTTAATAAAGAGGAAATGAAACCGCCATTTAATAGTGTTGACAACGATGGGGAATATTTATCGTGTTTAAATTTATCTAGAATTAATTATGCCACATTATTATTGGCTAAAGATAAAAAAACTGGCGAAATGAAAGAAAAAATCAAATTAACTGGAAATACGATTAAGTCTAAGGTAATGCCAAAATATATTGAAGAATTTTTCGATAAAGGATTGAATTTAATTCTTCATGGTAAGGGTAAGGAATTTTTTGAATATTATATTGATTATGCTCAAAATATTTATTATAGAAGAATACCATTAATGAAAATTGCAAGTAAAAGTAGGGTTAAAACAACCATTGCAAAATATCAAAAACGTGGTGTAGATAAAAATGGTAGAGAAAAAGGAAAGCAAGCACATATGGAATTATTAATAGAAAAGCGTAATGTTCTTGCAGAACAACTATTTGAAGAACATAAAAATGAGTTTGAATTAACTAAAGATGAAAATAAATTAACGTTAGACGATAAATATGAATTGGTTGCTAATTATCTTCCACCTGAACCAGAATTAGATTCTGTAGTGTTTCACGTTAATACTGGTTATAAATTATCTGATGGTAGTTCTAATAGAATTAAGGATAATATTACTGGATTAGAAAGATATGCATCTAACATCATTACAGCATCAGAAATGAAAGAAAACCCTAATATGCTTGGTGAATATAATGTAGCTAAATATCTTAATTCATTTAATAAATGTGTTAAATCTATATTGGTTGGTTTTGGTCCTGATGTTAAAGAAGTTGCTAAAAATATGCTATGTAAAATAGTAAAAACATCAACAAAGGATATGATGGGTGGAAAAGTAAAACAAGAAAACTTATCAATACCATCTTTTGATAAAAATGAAGATGCGTTACAATTGAAGAATTTTAATAAAGATAGTTATAATGATTCAATGTTTCTTGAAAAATATGAACTTAATTTTTGGAATAAATATGGTCATGACCCACGTAAAATTTGGA